GTTTTATTTAACCCTTTGAGCTTACATTTTAAGTAAGTTACCGAAACATAGTAGTAGTCGATTATGTTTCGATTATTACTATGGAGTATTTAATGAAAATTAAATTTAAGTTCTTAGGATTCCTCTAATACCAATCAATTTTTGGACAGAAGTGTAGCGATAATGCGAATTACCGTTAAGCTTGCTTGTGGATCATGGTTCGATTATAAACCCTGAAAAGGATTTATTCTCGCCCCTAAAGTATAATCTTTGGGGGCTGGGATTAGTCTGTTTTAGGGTTTACTGGATTTTCATCTTTCCGTTGTAGTGTAGAGAAAACAACGGCTTTACGAACGCCTATGGGTAACCATTTGAATGAAACTTAGCAATAAGATTCAGTCTCGTAATTTTGTTTGGTAGTAACCTACATGTAGGTTTATTACTGGAGTAGTTTGTTTCGAAATCAAACAAGCTCCATCCCCTAAATGGAAGACGATTTAGCAGTTAAATCACCGGGAGACATCCCCGTTGAGAGCTAAAACGCCAACAGTTTAGATAACACTACCTGAACGTAATGTGTCTGGAAAACCACACCTCTTACGGTAACAGAGAAAATTTAAACAGCACGTTTTAGTAATATTGTTTCGTAGCCAACTTCCTAACTAGGGATTCAATGTGTAATATGGATAATGAAAATAATAATATGGACAATGGATATGAATTTGATAACGATAATGATTTTGGAAATAATGATATGGATAATGGTTGTTTTGGATGTTACGGATTAGGTTGTAAAGATAATAGAAAGAAAATGAAATTTGAATGCAAGGATAGTAACAAAATGGATGTTGTGATTAGTCAAGTGTATATGTATGATAAAATGGCGCATTCGTATAAATTTAAAAAGGAAGCGGATAGTAACATTTATTATGTAAATTTAAGACGCAAGACGATACAAAATTGTACTAAGGAATATATAAAGAGGAAGTATTATGATCATAATAATTTGATGAAGACTGTACAACGTAGAGATTTATTGATAGTTATAGATAAGAGTGATTGGTACCAACCCCAAGCATTTCCTCATATAGAAAGAATGTTTACTATGCTGTATGATAAAGGAAAAGATGCTGGTAGTAAGATAGTAGGACTATTTTCTGTGTTTAAAACCATAACGGATAAGGTTAAGGGAGTTTATAAAATATTTGGTAATATAGATTGGGCTAAGCTTACTGATATAGTAATTAGCATATTTTTTAGTGCGTCTACAGCTTTAGTAGGGATAATAGGCGTCTTGCAATTTTTGTATAATATATTTAAATTAGTTAAATTTGTTGATACCACCATGAAAGATAGTGATGGTGTATTTGAGGAGGTAGAATATCAACCTCAGAGTATGTCTTTAGAAGCTTTAATGGCTGGTTTTTCATTAATGGGAATTCCATCATGGTTGATGGACAAATTTAGAAACTTTGCATTATTGACCGGAGTGAAAGTTCATGCTTCGCATTCTTTTTCAACTTTATTTGCTAAGATTAGAGATCTTTTAACTTCAGTGTTGAAGTATATCTTCTCTTTCGGTATTTTTAAATCTTTTGAGGGAGTTGCGAGCTCTTTAATTTCCGTTGTAGAGTATATTTTTACACCCTTTAGTTTTTATGATGATATAATGAAAGTAGCGGAGCAATATACTCAATTTGTAAAAGATAATTCGGTTCTTCACAATCCAGTTTTCAGAGAAGAAGTTACTAAGTTGTACGGACGATTGAAAGTCGACAATGGGTTTTTGGATTATGTGAGAAATAATGATAATAGACATTTTACAGTCACCTGGAATGCGTATAAAGATAATTTGATTAAATTTGTGGACACTTATGCAACGTCTGCCCGAGATGAACCAATATGTATAGTCTTTGACGGACCTCCTGGATGTGGAAAATCAGTATTAATGAATAGATTTGTGGAGATGTTGAAAACTCATAATAAATCAGTTTATACACACACAGTGCCACCCGTAGATGCTTCTAAGGATTTTTATGACGATTATATGAACCAGAATGTTTTTGTAATGGATGATGTGGGACAACAAGGAAAATCGCAGTGGAGAACTATTATTAATTTTGTCGCTCCGGTGAAATATCCATTAGATTGTGCTCAGGCTGATAAGAAGAATACGAAATTTTTCCAGTCAGAAGTGATAATATGTACAACGAATAATTTTAAACATTTGAACGGATTTACGGCTAAGGATGGAATATCTTGTCCTGAAGCTTTATTTAGGAGAGTGCATTTGATTAGTGTTAGTAGAGATACCGACGCGAGTTATTTTAAACAGCGCCTTTGTTATAGTAAATATGATGAAAATTTTAATGTATGGAGAGATTCGTTTATAGGACCAAATAAGGTAGCAACTAAGTTTAGCTCGTCAGGGCAAATTAGCGGTATAATAGATTTTCCGTATTCTATTGAAACACCAAGAGAAGGAGGATTGAAAGCATCGCTAGGATGGTTATTTATGTTATATAATCACTTAACGGAGTCTAACAAAATGGATAGGATGATGACTAATGGACTATTTGAGCATGTGGAGACTATTAATGAAATAATGGAGCAACCAGAGAATGTGTTAGGTAATCTTAGAAATTTTAGACCTCAGTTTTTCGAGAGTATATACGATACTATGAACGGAGCATGGAGTAATATTATGAATGGAGCCAATATATTTAAAGAGTATGTGTTATATTTAACCACAACGACTGAAGAATTGTTTAAGAAAATAATAAGCGGTTTGATTAGGAGAGTCATTAAACCTTTGATAAATAAGATTTTAAATGTGAATATTAAAGAGTTGGGCGAAGATGTTGTAGCTATTATCCGAGGAGCGTACATATTTGTGTATAATTTAGTATTGGGAGATTATGTAGAAAAAGCCGAAGGTAATGTAAGACATGATCATTGTTACGCCTGTATGGAGAGTTATGATAATATGGGTGATATTGAAAATGGAAGACCGTTGCATGTTCCTATAGCTATAAGATCCTGTGGGCATTCAATGTGCGCGACCTGCGCTGTATTGCTGAGAGACGCTAATAGAGATATTATTAATGTATGTGGAGTGTGCAGAAATATAGAAAAACATCAAGAGGCTTATTATATTGGAGAAAATAGAGTAGAGTTTAATGTAGTGTTTAATTATGTTAAGACCGGTAGAGCAGTAGTCGCTAAGAAGTGTTACGATGTAGTAGATGTTCTTATAGACACTATAGCATCAGTTTTATCAGTCCATCCTCATTTAATAGCGAGTCTTTTGTGGACTGTGATGATTCATACCCTTATATTCTTCTACTTTAGGGCGCTACTAGGTGCATATAAGCCTCAGGTTTCTTGTTCGGGAGTATTTAGTTGGATTTTTGGTTCTAAGAGCACTTACGATGCAACATACGCTCAATTTGAAGATTCTAAGAAAAGAGCGAATGAATTGTTGAGTGGGGTCACATTTAATACTACTTCCGCAGAAGCTTTTAAGAAAAATCAATGCAGGATAATGGTGAATACCAAAACTGGAGTGCATTCTAGTATTATTGTGTCGGGAAAGCGGTTTATTACGAATTCTCACGTAGATCCTGAAGGAATTGTAGTGGATGTGTATCAGTCGTATGATCACGTTAGGGAACAACATAAGGAAATGGAGAGTGTGAGAGTTAAAGTGATAAGTAATTTTATAACTAGTGATGTGTGTGTATGTGAATTTGTAGATGTAATACCTTTCTATAAAGTTTTCAACAGATTTGGAGGAACGGATGTCAATAAATTTAGTGCTAGTATGTTTGTGTCTCCGTATGGTATTGTTCCTTTGGTGCCCGGTGTCAACATTGGGAAAAATAAGGAAAAAATAGTTTATAAGTATAAAGTTAGAGCTGATACGAGGGTTGTAGAACATTTGCCCGATACAGGATTTACTTATGGTGTACAAGGATTAGGATTGTGCGGTTCAGCAGTATATGATTCCGATAGAGTAGTGGGAATCCACGTGACAGGTAATGGAAAAGAAGGGTTTGCTCAAATATTTCCATCTTGGATGTGTGAAGAATTAAATAAATTAATGTTTAGTAAACCTACGAGAGGAGATTTTGAAACGAGAACTGATGTTATACCTAATTTTTCGGGAGTGAGACTTACTTACGGCCAGGGAGAAAAATGGGCCAATTTTGGCGCGGCGAATATAAAAACGTCTTTTTTACCATCTACCTTGCATATTAGTACGAATGATAGTACAGCCAAGTTGTATTCGACCATTAGAGAATTACAAGACCAAGATGAGATAGCTCCTATAGAGGTAGAATTGAAACAACCACCCAGATTTGGAGAAAGTAGAACTAAAGTGAAAGAAAATATGGTGAAAATAGCACGCAAATCTTTTAAACACCAAGGCATTGTAACAGAGGAAGAAATGGATTATGTGAAGTCTTGTTTAAGAGCTATATTGCCTATGGAGATCAGGGAATTAACTGATGAGGAGACGTCATTTGGAGGAAAGAATGTAAAATCATTCAAAAAAGATACATCTAATGGATTCGCTTGTCTTAAAGGGAAAGAGAGTTATTTGGATTTCCAGAATAAGAAATTAACACCGGAAGGCATAGAAGTATTAACTAGATTTAGAAATAATGCCAAGAATGCTATATTTGATGAAGATGATTTTGTTTGTAAAGAAACTTTTAAGGACGAATTGAGAGCGGAGTCAAAGATAGACAAACCGAGATTGTTTAGAGTTATGCCTTTTCCTCATATATGGTGGTCTAAGAAATTATTCGGTGAATTGATACCGTGGTTTAAAGAACATTTGCATGATTTTGGAGTGTGTGTGGGATTTAATCCTTATACAGATTTCGACCCCATGGTGAAAAAATTGAAAGGAGTGCCTATTCATGGAGATGAAGATTATTCTCAATGGGATGGTTCACTATTGGCATTGATGTTGTTGACGGTAAGAGATGTACTTAAGGAGATTTATGTAGGAGAGAATGAAGATGTACTAGATTATGTTATGGTGACCATAGCCAGATCGTGGACGATGATAGCCGATGAGTTATATGCTTCTACTCATTCTTTACCATCAGGTACATGGATGACCTTGCTTTTGAACTGCTTAATAAATAAATGCTTGGTAGCTTTGACTATTTATAGAAATAATTCCAATACTAGTGTCGATGATTTTTTGCGTGTCATAAGTTATGTATGTGGAGACGATAAGATTTTTGGAGCTCCAGTTGATGTTAATTACAACCTTTTAACTGTAAAGAAAGTAGCTGAAGATTTAGGAATGACTGTGACTAATGGTGATAAGACACCCGTAACTGAGCCTTCTAGGGATTTAATGAAACTCAATTTTTTAAAACGTAATATTGTTTATCATCCCCTTTTGAAAAGATATGTAGGAGCTTTATCTATTAGTACATTGTTTAATACTCTTCAATGGTTTAATACGGATAAGGTTGGGGAAAGTTTAACATATGACGATTTAATGAGAGACAAGTGTAATGCTGTGTTGGTAGAGTCATACTTGCATGGTAGAAATTGTTTTTTAATGTTTAAGAAATACATGCAAGATAACGATATAGAGGGATTGTTTGAAGAATCACAGATAGTTAAGATACTACAGGATGAGGAAGGATATGAAAGTGTTATGGATCTACTTAAGAAAAATTTTTATAATTAATTAAATAATAAAACTTTGACCTAGATATTAGTCATTAAACTGTCTCGGGTCGTACACGTAAGTTACGTTTTACATAGATAGGATGGCAACCTACAGCTAATAACATGTGAATATGGTTACAAGAGAGCGAACACTACCATAGCTCGCCATTCTATGTTGTTTAATTTATGGTAGTTGTACGAGCTATTAATGCCGGCTCGTTTAAATATTAATGCATTGCTCAATTTACAAATAACGATAATCAATTTATAGAACAACAACAATCATCAGTAGATATTATAGAAACTGAAGGGTCATCACATGTGGAAAATCAAGTAGCATCTATATCAACTAGAACTACAGAAATAGTACATGCTGTGGCGAATCAAATGACAACAGGTTTTGGAATACCAAAAGACTACCAAATAGATATGACTCCTTTTATTAAGAGACCTTTTTATTTAGGACAAGTGACATGGGCTGACACGGCCACAAAATATTCATTTTTGCCAACACCAGTGACTCATTTACCTGCGGATGTTATATTATCTAACTTATCTTTAAGAAATGCTGTAAGAGTTGGAGCTTTAATGAAACCATCTTTAGAAATTCATTTATCTTTGAATGGAACTTTGACTCATGCAGGATGCTTACTTATAGGTATATTACCACCAGGAGTCTTATTGAATAACGCTAATACGAATAATGTAGATTTAATAAACTCAATTTTGTCAGGACCCCATGTCAAGATGTTCGCTAATGAAGCCACGTCAGCAGTTTTGCAAGTACCTTGGTACTGCAATACTGATATGTGTGTTTCTGCTTTAACTAATCATGACGATCCTACTCAAGGTGATACCCATAGTAGAGATACAATACCTTTGGTAAACTGGTATATAGCTGAAGCTCGAGATAGAGGAACAGCCACATTTGCAACATTGGCATGTATGGTTCTCAATCCATTAAGACCTGGATTAGGATCATCATCTTTGACTGTTACTATGGAAGGAATTTTTACTAATTTTGAACTTTCTGTGCCGACTCCTAGATTTATAAATGAAAATGAATGGATAGCGCAAAGTGGAAAGCCATTATGGAAGAAAGCAACATCAGGACTGTTAGATATTGGAGCTACTGGCGCTAAAACTTTGTATCCCATTTTTGGAGATGCTATTGATATGGCGAGAGGAGCGATTAGGAGTTTAACTGGATTACATAATTTCAATATACCAGTAATAAGTGATAGGATGATAACAACATGGAATAATTTTATGAACGCATCTGATATACCTCAATATTTCGAGAAAATGGATCACTCATCTCAGTTTAATAGAATTTGTAAGGAACCAGTTTTTGGAACATCCTTTGACGAAATGAATATAGGATATATAACATCTAAACGACAGTATCTAGGATCTTTTGAAGTAACAACGTCTATGCCTGCTGGAACAGTTTTGTGGAGTAGACCAATATCACCATTTCAAGGTGGATCAGTAGGTCCTCAACCTTATTATGTGTCGGGCTCTGTATCTAAGCAAGAACGCGTGTGTGCAAATAACTTAGAGTTGATGCACGCTTTACACAGATATTGGAGAGGTGACTTATCAGTGACATTAGAAGTAGTAATGAATAATAAGACACACATCAAGTTAAAAGTGATTAAGTATTATAAACCCAGTAGATATGTATTAAATGGAAAGTTACCAACTATGCAATCTTTGTCTAATTGTCCATCTCAATTATTAGAATTTTCTGCTGGTGCTCAAAGATATTGTGTCGATTTGCCTTATTTAGCTGACAATGAACTGATGCCATGTGCAGAAGATACCATCACTGAAGGAATGTTCCATGGAATGTATATAATATATTTGGCTCAGCCAATGATCATAGGAGACAGTAGCCCTACATCAGCCACGGTTAATGTATATATGAAAGGTGAACAGGATAAACCGGGAAGTAATTTACAATTTTATGGTTATGCTCATAAATCTGTAGCATTAAGTCAAGTTACTCCAGGTGCGTATGATTACCATCAATTTGCTCAAACGTTAATGATGAAACCGTCGGTAGATAGTGAAGTTGCTTTAAGCACACCGTTGGAAGGAGGAGGACAGGATATTTTTGAACCGCGTTGGGAACCTCAAAGCGGTGGATCTCAATCATGTATGCCGTCGTGTACTGTTCCTATGAATAAACCTCAAGAACAACGTAATGATTTTAATTTTACTTATAGTGATAAAGATATTGAACATTATGATAGATTACAACCAAATGTTGATATAAGACCTTTGATCAGAAGAATGTATGAAGTGTATAGAGAAAGCAATATAGCTATGACTGCTCAGCAAACTTTGACTGTAGTATTACCTTTGGCATCATTCGTCGGAGAGACGATTCAGGGATTAGTAACACCTCCTTTAACTAACCAATATAGAAACTTAGCATTGATCTCATCTATGTATCATGGTAAATCATGCGTAGGCTTTAAAATGCGAGTGGAATATAAGGCTACTAAAAATGTTGAAACCAAAGTTTATTACATACCACCGGGAATTACATCTAACAAGACGCCGTTTTTAGCGAATTTGTCTTATGCTCACCCTAATCCTGGTGTTTTTGCCCCAGATACTGAATATGTTCCTCCTTTAATGCTAGCAAGTAATGATAAGAGCGTAGATTCAACTAGGGGAAGTTTCGAGTTTTTGATTCCTGACATGAACCCTTTTAAGTTTGTGGGAGGACCCAATAAATATAGGACGCGTATATTAACACAATCATCTCCTTTTGAAGATATGGGACATTTATATATTCGAGTATATAGTGAAAAATTTGATGAGTCTGCTGTTCCAGGAGATAGAAATTATTTACAACTAGATGTTTTTGCGGGATTAACAGATGAATCTAGATTGGGATTTCATACGATCGCTCCTAGTTTTACGGTTCAAAGTGGAAACAAAGGTACTTATGCGATATCAACTTACGCGAATACCGGCACACCAACAGCGAATACTCTTATGCTGCTAAAATCCATGTATAAGGGTCATCCTAATGCAGGTTAATTCAAGTAATTTATTTTTTCAGCCTGGTTAAAACACCATCCAGCTTAATATCCCGGTTGCGGGTGCATGAGGTTCCAGGCAATATTTTAAAACAAACGGGTAGTACACGTTAGATACTGTATAGTTTGCCGCTTAAGGCACGGATGATACACGAAAGTTATTACACCTAATGCCGAGGGGTGTATAAATATACTTTGGCGTTAGGATAG